GCCAGCGGCCCACGGGGAAGACCTGGGTCTTGGCGTTGAGCTGCAGCCTCAGCCAGCGCTGCAGCCACTGCGCCAGGTGCGCGCGCAGGCGTTGCAGGTGGGCCTTGTCGTGGTGCAGCAGGATGAAGTCGTCCATGTAGCGCACGTAGGAGCCGTGCTGCAGGCCGTGGGCGACGTGCAAGTCCAGCTCGTGCAGCATCACGTTGGCGGCGAGCTGGCTGACCAGGTTGCCGATGGGCAGGCCCACGCCGGGCGTGGTGTGCAGCGGGTTGGCGCTGTCGATGATGTGGTCCAGCAGCTGCAGCGTGCGCCGGCACGCGATGCGCTTGCGGAACAGGGCCTTCAGCACGGCGTGGTCGATGCTGGCGAAGTAGCTGGCCACGTCGCACTTGAGCGCGTAGACCTGCCCGTGCTCGCGCTTGACGCGGCGCATCATGCGCTGCGCGGCATCTGCTGCGCGGTGCGTGCCGCGGCCGGGGCGGCAGGCGTAGCTGTGGGCCACGAAGCGGCGCTCGAAGATGGGCTCGATCACGGCCACCAGGGCGTGCTGCACCACGCGGTCGCGGAAGGGCAGCGCGGCCACGTCGCGCGCCTTGGGCTCGAAGATGCGGAACTGGCGGTAGGCGCCGCTGCGGTAGGTGTTGTGCTGCAGCTCGTTCAGCAGCGCGATCAGGTTGCCCTCGAGGTCGCGCTCGAAGTGCTGCACCTCGGTGCGCGTGCGCTTGCCGCGCCGGGCGCGCAGGTAGGCGGCGTGCAGCGCATCAAAGCTGGCGATGCGGTCGAACAACAGGTGCTTGTAGGTCTTGGCCACGTCAGCACCTGCGGGGTGTAGGCGGCAGGGCCGAGCGGTGGCGCTTGCGCGTTACTGGAGCGGCCTGCCTGGGGGGTTTTTCGGCTTCGGGCTGATGGTGGGCCCTGGCCGGGGAAGCTGCAGCCTTTTGTGTGGTGTGCTGTCTGGCGGCGCAGTACGCCACCAGCTTCTGACGGCCCACAAGAGCGGGGCGGGCGCCGATGTTCGTGTTCACGTTGCTGCGGGCATTGTTCAAGTTCAACGCGAAGACGCCCGAGAGCGCCCCGTTGTTCCAGTTGCCGCCGCGGATCGGCACGCGCGTTGTCACTGCTGCTCCCCCATCGGCGCGCTGAACGTGCGCAACCAGCCGCCCACCATGCGGCCGATCTCGTCGTTCAGCTTCGCCCATGTCTCGTACTTGTGCATGTCGATGTAGCCCAGGCCCTTGGCCAGCCGCACCTGGGCGCGCAGCAGGTCGAGCTGGGCGTCCAGGTCTTGCAGAGTGGTGCGCTTGTGGTAGCGCTTGTGCGCCAGCACGATCAGGTGCAGCAGCGTCCACATGCGGTTGCGGATCTCGGCGGCCAGGACGTGGCGCTCGAAGGTTGGGAACTGGCGCAGACACACATACCCGTACTCGATCATGGCTTCGGTCTTTTGCCTGATGAGCAGGTCCGTCACCTTGGGGGGTGACGGGGGGTTGTTGTTGCTGCGGGCCATGGGGTGGTTGGGTGGTGTAGGCACCGGCTACCGCCGGTGCTGCAGAACACAGATGGTCAAAACTCAGAGGACAAAAGCGGGGCGGGCGCCGACGGCCGCGTCCACGCCGCTGCGGGCACTGCCCAAGCTCAACGCGAAGACGCCCGAGAGCGCCCCGCGGGACCAGTCGCCGCCGCGGACCGGCACGCGCTCGCTGGTGACGTCGACCCAGAATCCATCGCCGCCGAGGCCACTGCCGGCCACCGGGTACAGGCCCAGCGCTCGAAGTTTTTCCAGCGCGGCGGTGGCCACAGGCGTCGTTCCGGGGTTGGTCATGCCCTCAAAGCTGCTGCCCGATGCGCGCACCAGCGTGTAGGCGGTGGTGCCGCTCGCCGCGTACTTGACGGTGTTGGCGCTGCCCGGCGCGACCAGGTTACCGTTGCTGCCGTCGATAGCCTGCCAGCTGGCTGAGCCGGCGCTGAGGTCGGTGGCGTTGAGCGCGGCGTTGTTGTCCTGGATGACCTGGATCTCGCCCGCGTTGATGCGCATGCCGGCCGCCCATTCCCACACGTTCCCGGCCAAATCTGCAATGCCGAACGGCGTCTGGTCGTGCCGCCAGGATGCCGGGCCGCTGCCGGTGCGGGTGGCGGTGGTGGCGGTGCCGCTGGCGGCGGCCAGGCGGCCGGTGGCGGCGTCGACGGCGCGCTCGGTGGTGACGTCGGTGCTGCGGCCGTAGGCGTCGTTGCCGCGGGGCTGGGTGCCGTTTTTCCACGCCCACAGTGCCAGGGCGGCCCATTCGGCGTTGGTCATGATGTGCCAGCCGGTCCCGTTCGCGCGCGCGAGGTTGACGCTGTTGTCGAAGTTGATGCTGCGGATGGGGTCGACGCCCGGGACGGAGATCATTTCTCCGTTGCTGCTGAAGCCGATGTACTGGCCGATGAAGAGTTCGCTCTTGCTGACCCCACCGACGATGAAAGCCGGGTGGTCACCCGTGCCCAGGCTGGCGTCGATGGATTGCAGCGTGAAGCGCGGGATGACGGCCATGAAGCAGGGTTGGCCCTTGGCGGTGTAGAGGACGGTGTTGCGGCCCTGGCTGGCGGCTTCGACTTGGCGGCGCAGGGTGTCGGGGATGCTGATGGTGATGGACATGGTGGGGGGCTCCTGGGCTGTGCTGGGGCTTTGACAGGCTCAGCCCGAACGGGTGGTTGGCGTGGTCTGGTCAGGGTTGTGCGGGGGCTTCGACAGGCTCAGCCCGAACGGGGGTTTGTGGTCAGGCCTCGCTTGGCGCTTGCTGCGCGGCCTCGGGCTTCGGCGGCGGCGCTAGGCGCTGATCGCGCGCGGTGGCGGCGGCGATGTAGGCGCTGTAGAGAATGGCGTAGACCTCGGCGTAGGTGATGCTGTCGCCCGTGAGCTCGCCCGTCACCGGGTTGCGCAGGGGCACAATCAGGGCGGGGTCGAAGTCTTGCGTGATTCCTGCGGCGGGCTTGCGCAGTTCGTCGCCACTGTCCAAGGAAACGATGCGTTCTTCCTCGAAGCGCACCGTGGCCACGGCGTGGCGCGGGTTGTCGATGACGATCTGGCTGCATCGCTGCCAGACTTGGCCGGTGACGGTGGTTTCAGCGTAGGTGCTCATGATGGGTGGGCCTCAAGCGGTGGGGTGTTGCGGGGCGGCGTGCGGTGGTGCGGGCGGCGGGTTGTGCGGGGCGGTGTGGTGCAGTGGTGTAGGTGGCTCAGTGAGTGAGCTACTGGGGTCACCAGCTGCTGATGGCGGCGCGGCGCCAGGTGTTGGTGGCGGTGCAGACGTAGATGTAGTTAGCGTCCCAGGCCACTTCGCCCTGGTTGCCCGCCGCGCCTACGCTGGCGGGGGTTTGCGCGGTGCGCACGCGCAGCTTGTTGTCGTTGACGTCCAGCAGGCCGGTGGGCGTGGCGGTGCCGATGCCCAGGCGGCGGTCGCTGGTGATGCGCAGCGCGTCTTGCCCGCCGATGGCCAGGCCGACGGCGTCGGCGCCGGGGCTGTACCAGCCGGTGTCGAGGTCTCCGTCGTAGTGCAGCGAGGGGTCGCCGACGGTGCCGCGGCGCAGGATGACGTCGCCCCCGGCCACGGCGCGGGCGGCCACGCCGGCGACGTCGGCCAGGTACTGGATGTGGCGGATCAGGATCTCGCTCAGCGCGGTGGTGGCGATGTCGCCGGCGCTCACCTCGCGCGCGGCGACGCCGGCCAGATCCAGCGCCTGCTGCAGCCCGGCCAGCAGCTGCGCCAGCGGTACGGCGTCGCTGCTGGGGGCGCTGAGGGCGATGTTCCAGGTGGCGAAGGTGCCGCTGCCGCCGGTGCTGGTGACTTCGACCGTCATGGCGCCGGTGCCGCTGTTGTAGGCCGTGATGTAGCCCAGCATCCAGTTGGCGGCGGCGGCGCTGTTGGCCACGATGACCCACTGGCCCAGCACCCACGCTTTACCCGTCTGCGTGGTGAAGCTCTTGGCGCCGGTGCCGACGGCCAGGCTGGTGGTGCTGGTGCCCTGCGTGCCGGGGGCGTTGACGGCGGTCAGCGCGGCGGCGCTGGCCGTGGCGGCGCTGGCAGCGGCGGCCACGCGGTGCGCGTCGGCGGCGGTGGCGTCCTGGTCGGCCTCCACCGCGTTGTTGTAGACGTTGGTGGCCAGCGCGTTGGCCTGCGTGCCGAAGGTGGGCATTTGCGCCACGAAAGCGTCGGCCCGCGCCGGGAAGTTGGCCGGGTCGGTGCGCGACGGCGGAGTCGGGAGCGCGGTGATGTTGGTGGGTGCGGTGGGCATGGTGGCGGCTCGAGTGCGGGGGCTTGGACAGGCTCAGCCCGAACGGGGGTGGTTGCGGGCTTGGGCGTGGCTTTGTCCGGGGGCTTCGACAGGCTCAGCCCGAACGGGGGTGGTCGGCTTCATCACGTCAGGCCCTCGATTTCGAGACTGACTAAGCTCTGCACGGGGTACGCGATTTCCAGGTTGAAATCACGGAAGAAGCCGTAGACGGTGCCTGCCGTGTATTCGGCCTCGTCGGCCAGGATCCATACGGCTGGCGTCGCGCGCAGGTCAGCCAGCAGGCGGCTGACGCGGTTGATCTGCCCGTTGGGAAGCATCAGGCGTGCGCTCAGGCGTTTGCTGAAGTCGCGGCGCACAAACGTGGTCACGCCAAACTCGTCGGTTTCCTTCTTGCTGTAGTCGATGATGCCCAGGCCGGCCCCGTATTCGGCGTCGCCGATCGCGTATTGCGTGCCGAAGCTGCAGTTGCCGATCTGGATGGTGCCGGTGCCCGTCAATGAAATCGTCAGGCGCGCGGTGGAGACGGGCACCAGGTCGGTCAAGACGAGTTCGCTGATCTGAACGTAGGGCTCGTAGAAGTACTGGTACCAGTCGGCTATCAGCGTGCCATCCAGCGACACGGTCTTGCTGTAGATCGTGGGCCCGCCTGCGCCATCGGTGACGCTGACGACCACCTGGTCGCCTACCAGGCCCAGCAGGGCCAGGGCGTTGACGGATCCGGGGCTGAGTACCACGGTCAGCGGGCTGGTGGACGCGGTTGCGGTCGACACCTGCTCGTCGAACATGGCGTGGGTGTTGTCGGGGCCGACGAGCGCCCATTGCGCGGGGCTGGTGCTGGGCGTGTTGCCGACGTTGCTGTTGACAAGGGAGATCCAGTAGTTCGTCAGGTAGTCAACCACCGCATCCTTGGCATACGTGGTGCCGGCTGACCAGGCGGCGGCCGACTCCACCGCAGTCGAGCTGACCAGGTGCGTGGCGGGGTCGAAGGTAACGGGCTTGATAACTCGCATGGTGGGGCTGCTCAGGCTCGGTCGGCGTCAGGGCGTGGGCGTGACGTCGACGATCTGCATCGACTCACCGTCGCGCGTGACGCGCTCCCACAGGCGCTGGGTTTTGTTGGTGGCCACGGCGGTGACGCGCGCCTCGGTGCGCAGGCCCGCCACCTCGGCGCGCAGGGCCCGGATCTCAGCGGCCAGCAGCTCTTCGCGCCGCTGCCCGTTGCTGAGCATCGCGGTGGTGTCGGCCGCGCTCCAGTAGCGGGCGGGGCCGGTGGCTTCCAGCTCGGGGCCGCGCTCGCCGACGATGCGAAGGCCGCCGGAGTGCAGGCCGCCCATGGCGAATTGGGGGACGCCGCCGAGGTTGCGGATTTGTTGGCGTAGGGCTTCGAGGTCGCTTTGCGCTGCCTTGACGGATTCCAGATACCGCAGGGCGGCATTGGCGGCCTCGCTGGCGGGGCCTGTCAGAGCGACAAAGCTGCTCTTCAGGTTGCCTTGCGCAACCTGGTCGGGCGTTGCCAGATTGAAGTTGAGCGGGCTGCCGACAGGGCCCAGTTGCTGCGCATTGATGAGGCGCACCGCCTCTGCAAAGTTTCCAGCATCTGCGGCGCGTTGAATCTGCTGTTCGCGTTCATACAGGTCGCCGAAGTAGCTTCCAAATCTGTCTTTTGTGGCGTTCTTGACATTCCAGAAATCAGGTTGCCCTTGATCCATCCGCACAGCAGTGAAATAGGGATCAAACGACTTGAGGAACGTCTGAACGAATTGCTGCTGAGCGGCCGCATAGGGCTGTGAATATGCCGAGGTCAGCTTGTTGAAATTGGAAAGTGCGGCTTGGCCTTCGTTTTGCCGGATTGCGATTTCCTGCTGCACGCGCTGCGCCTCGTTGGCGGCGGCGATGGCGTTGGTCAAGCTCTGGATGCTGGCGTTCAGCGTGCTCAGCCGCGTGCTGTTGACCACGGTCTCTGCGACCAGCTTGCGCAGCTCGGCCACTTGGCGCTCGTTCTCGGTCAGCGCATCGGCGCTGCTGTCGGCCACGTCGCCGGTGACGGCGCGCAGCAGTTCGAGCTCGCTGATCTGACCGTCGCCGTTGAGGTCTACCGTGCGCAGCAGCGCGGCGATCTGGGCATCGGTGGCCAGGCCGCGCAGGCCGATGCTGAGCTCGCTGGCGGTCAGCAGGCCGTCGGCGGTGGTGTCGAGCTGGCTGAAGCCGGCGCGCGTGGTGGCGATGAGCAGGTCCACCAGTTGCGAGCCGGCGGCGGTGTTGGCAGCGATCTGGCGCAGGGCTTCGGCCTGCTGGGCTTGCCAGCTCTGCGTGGCGGGCAGGCCCTCGAGCTCGCTGGCCACGCGGGCGCGCAGCACGCGGGCTTCGGCGCTGCTGCGGGCGGTGGCGGTGGCGGCGTCCAGGTAGGCCTGGGCGGCGCCGGTGATCTGGCCGCTGGCCTCGACATCGCCGGCCTGGGCGCGGGCCAGGGTGCTGGCGTAGATGCTGCGGGCGCTGCCGCCGGCCGCGCCGCCGCGCAGCTGGTCCACGAAGGCGGCGATGCCTTGGCCGGCCTGGGCCAGGGCCTGCAGGCGCTGAGCGCTGGCCTCGGCCGCCAGCACAAAGCGGGCGAAGGCGCGGTTGAGCGGGTCGAGCGTGGCCAGCTGGCGGGCCTGCAGCTCTGCGGTGCGGCCCTGGGCTTGCAGCAGCCGGTCTTCCAGCGTGATGCGCTCGCTGATGACCTGTTGCGCGATGCTCAGGCGTTGGCTTTCGGCCTGGGCCAGCTCACCCTGCAGCGCGCTGATTTGCTGCTGCAGCTCTTGCGCGGCGGCCTGGGCGGTCTGGCGCAGTTGCTCGAAGCGGGCTTGCTCGTCTTGCAACGCGATGATGCGGTCATAGAGCGCCCGGTTGCTCTCGTGGATGGCTTCGCGCTCGCGGCGGCGCAGCTCTGCGGTGTCGCCCTGCAGCTGCAGCAGGCGCTCTTCGAGCTGCGCGCGCTCGGCCATGACGCGCTCGTACAGCTGGCGCAGGCTGCTGGCGGTCATGCCGGCGCCGCCGGCCAGGCGGGCCATTTCGTCGGCCACGCTGCCCAGTTCCTGGGCCAGCCGCTGCTGGATCTGCTCTTCGGTCAGCCCCATGAAGCTGATCTTGATCTGGCGGCTGAAACCGTTGACGGCATCGGCGGCCAGGCCCATGTCGCGGGCCATCTGCATGGTGCTGTCGCGCAGCGTGGTCAGGCTGGTGTCGAGGAAGGCTTCGAGCTCGGGCTGCACCCCTTGGCGCGTGGTCTTGTCGCTGCGGAACAGGCCGCCCTTGTAGAAGCTGTACTGGCTGCCATCGAAGCCGCTGCCGGTGAGGAAGCCCTCGATGCCGGTGTCCTTGAGCTTGCGGCCGAACAGGGGCTGCCACAGCGCGGCCAGCGCGCCGGCGGCGGCCAGCCAGGGCAGCGCGGTGGCAAACGCTGCCCCGGCGCCCATGGCGCCGCCAGCGCCCGCGGTGGTGGGCCCGGCAAGGCCGGCGGCCAGTGATGCGCCCTGCATGCCGCTGCCGAACAGGCCCAGGCTGGTGCTGCCGATGGCGTTGCCGAAGCCGCCGATCAGCCCGCCCAGGCTGCTGGCGGCCGAGCCGCTGACGGCGCCGAACAGGCTGCTGATGCTGTTGACCCCGCTGAGTATGGACAAGCCCCCGGCGCCGCCGCCCGTGCTGGCGGCAGCCGTGCCGGCTAAGCCCAGGCTGCCCACGATGACGCGGGCCACGGGGTCGACGATGGCCTTGATGATGGGCTGCAGCACCAGGGTGCTGAAGTAGCGCTTGAGCGCATCGCCTGCGCTCTTGCCGCCTGACATCAGCGCGTCGGCCAGCGATTGGCCCACCTGGTCGACGGTGCGTTCCCACTGCGCGGCCGCGTCCTTGGCCGCCTGGTCGTTGGCCTGGCGCACGCGCTGGTCGCCCAGGGCGCCGAGCAGCTTTTCGCGGGCCTGGATCTCGCGCTCGATGGCGTTGTAGCCCTCGGTGCCCGCGCGGTACATGGCCTGTTGCTCGCGCAGGCGGGCAATGGTGACCAGCTCGATGGCTTCGGCCAGGCTGATGGCCTGGGCGGCGGCCAGGGCGCTGGCCTTGGCGTCGAGCTTGAGGTCTGCGGTGCGGGCCTGGATGGACTCGAGGTTGCGGCGGGCGGCTTCGGTCTGGTCGTCGAGGTACTTCTGGACGGCGGCGGCGTCGTCCATGAGCGCCTTGGTGATGTCGTCTTGCAGGCGCATGCGGTACTCGGCGGCTGCGGCTTCGCGCTCGCGGGCGTCCGCGTCCCACTGCTTCATGTAGGCGGCTTCGAACTCCCGCAGATCCATGATGGCCTGCGTGCCCTCTTCGCTGAGCTGCACCACATACGCGGCGTAAGACGCTTCGCGGCGGCGTTGCTCTTCGTCCCAAGCCTGCATGTAGCGCGCTTCGTCGTCGCGGTCTTGCATGAGGGCGCGCGTGACGTACTCTTGCTGCTGCATCTCCCATTCGGAATAAGCAGCATCGCGGCGGCGCTTTTCGGCGTCGTACTCGCGCATGTAGCGGGCTTCGTAGTCCTGCAGGTCGATCAGGTCTTGCGTGGCCTGCTCGCTCAAGCCCATCTGGTATTCGACGTAGGAATCCAGACGCTTGCGCTGGTCTGCGTCGTACTCGCGCATGAACTGCGCCTCGTCCTGCTGCAGTTGCATCAGCGTGCGGGTGACGTCGTCCTGCAGCTGCAGCTGGTATTCGGCATACGAGGCGTCGCGCTTGCGGGCTTCTTCGGCTTGGCGCTCGCGCTCGCGCTCCAGCTCGGCGTAGGCGGCCTTCTCGCTGCGCAGGAAGTCGGCGCGGTATTGCGCCCGCGGGTCGCGGATTGCGGGCGGCACCTCACGCCCGCCGCTGATGTCGGGCAGCGTGGGCAATGGACTGGTGGGCGGTGCGCCGCGGCCGGCGCCAGGGCCAAAGCCGCCCTGCGCACGCGCCAAGCTGGCGTAGAACGCCTGGTAGCGCTCGAGCTCTTGCCGCTGCTGCTGCAACGCCTGCATTTCGTAGGCGCTGCGCCTCACCCGCTGGTCTGCGATCTTGGCGTCGATCTCGGCAATTCGCTTGCTGTAGGCTTCGTAGCCCTGGGCGGGGTCCTTGAATTCATAGATGCCAGCGCCGCCCAGCAAGGGCTGCGCGCGCAAGAACTCCATCAGCCCGCCAAACGATTCACGCACGGCATTGATGCGCTGCAGCAGGTCATTGAGCCCCGGCAGCATCGCGTTGACGATGGCGCGGCCCACATCGCCGGCATTGGCCGTGAAGGTGTTGAGCGCGCGGTTGAAGCGCTCGGCCTCTTCTGCCTGCTTGCGCGTGACGGTGGCCTGCAGCGTGCCGGCTTCGGCCAGGTCCTTGAGAAACGGCGCCGCCTCGCGGATGGACTTGCCGAACAACTCCTGCACGATGCGCGCCTTGTTGGCATCGTCGGCAAACCGGGACAGCGCCCGGGCTGTCTGCTGCAGCGCATCAACGGGGTCGGCGCGGCGCAAAGCCTGCGTGTCGACACCGATGGCTCGCAGAGCCAGGCTGGTGGGGTTGTCGGCGCCGCCGGCTGCGTTGAGCGCGGCGTTGAACTTCAGCATGATGCCGCCCACGCTGTCCAGCGTGGTGCCGGTGCGGCGGGCCAGCCCGTCCAACTTGCTGATCTCTTCGACGCTGGCGCCGGTGGCGTCGGCCAGGTCGTTCATGGCGTCGACGGCGTTGATGGTGGCGCGCGCCCACGCGGCTATGGTCCCGAGCGACAGCGCGGCGGCCAGCTGCGGGCCCAGGGCCTTGAAGGCGTCGCCCACCTTCAGCGTCTTGCTGTCCAGCTCGCCCAGGCTGCGCACCACGCCCTGCAGGCCGCCCTGCACCTGGCTGGCGCCCTGCAGGTTGAGCCGAATGCCGATCTGTTCTGCCATGGTGCTCAGGCCCGTGGTTCAGCGGCGCGCGGATGAGGGGCGCTCGCGGCGGGCGCGGTCGGCCCATTCATGGAGCGTGGCGCGCTCCATGCGCTGGATGTCGGCCAGCAGTTGGCGCGCGCGGCGCGGGGGGCGGTCCAGGCGGGCCATGCGCAGGTACGCTTGGACGCCCGCGTAGTTGAGGCCGACCGCCGAGCCCATGCCGGCGTACTGCCACTGCGTCTGCAGCGCCAGCCACGTGGTGAGCGCGCGCTGGTTGTCGGGCAGCAGGAAGAAGGGGCGCGGGCCGCCGGTTTCGGAGCGATCGAGCACCAGGCCGAAAGCGGCCAGCGCGGCGTCTTGTTCAAGGTCGGCGGCGTCGTCATCGTCCGTGCTCCCGAAGTCCAGCTCGCCGCGCGCGAGCAGGCGCGCCGCCCCCTCTAGTTTTTTGCCGTGCCCTTGGCTCCGCAGCTTTCCAGGTAGGCCCCGAACACGACGCCGGCCATGCCCACGATCTCGAGCAGCGCGGCCAGGTTGGCCGGGGTGAAGGGCACCTGGTTGCCGTCGTCGTCGAGCACCCCGTCCCAGCCATTGACGACGTCGGCCAGCAGCTCGGGCACGGTGCGCTGGTTGCTGTCGACGATGTCGCGCAGCGCGCTTTGCGACAAGCGCTTGGCCTGAAGCGAGAACGAGAAGGCGGCGGGCTTGCCATCGGCGCCCGGCAGCTTGCCGGCGACCGGGACGGTGATGGTGTTGCTGACGTAGAGGCGGAAGGCCATGCGGGGCTCGGGCTGGGGCTGGTTGCGGTGGGCAGGGCGGCGCGGTCAGGCGGCGGGGCTTACAGGCAGACGATGCGGAGCTCGTCGTTGCCGCTGGACGGGACGAAGCGCAGGTTGAGGCCGGTGTGCAGCTCGCCTTCGTAGTCAACGTCGGACGGGTCGATGCGCTGCACGCGCGGGGCGTGCAGGATGATCCCCACGCCCGCGCCGGTGCTGTGCGTGAAGCCCAGGCTGGTGGTGGTGTTGGCGTTGATGTCGGTGCGGAAGGTGGCTTCTTGCGCCGCAGTCAGCTCGAGCTGGCACGAGCCGGTGACATCACGTTGCGTGATGCTGACCGACTGGCCGCCCAGGATGGCCTTGCGCGCGATCGTGTTGCCCAGGTTGATGGCCAGGCCGCGGCTGGGGTAGCTGGTGCCGCTGGTCAGCGCCCCGGCGCTGTACGTTGCGCCGAGGTTGATGTCGCCGCTGTTGACGTCGCTGACGACGCTGGGCACCTTCCACGCGGTGAGCGTGAGCGTGGGGTCTGCCGTGGCGGTGGTGCCCCCGTCCAGGCCGGTGAAGGTGAACCTCAGCATTGGCCTTTCGCCTTCGTTCAGCATGAGCTCGGCGTTGCCCATGCAGCCCAGCGCCTTGCGCAGCGTGCCGTCGATGTGGTAGTAGATGGTGACCGACTTGAACGACGCGCTG